TTTAATAACCTAACCAAGTTAATACTGTGTTAGCATTATAATCATGGCCGCAATCGTCAGCATATTCATGATAACTAGCGCCATGATCTGATAGCAATTTAAGTAAGTTTGGCTCGCTTAAATTACCCTCTCTATCTGTACAATCAATGACAGAATTGCAATAGCTTGGTGCATCATAACTCATGTTAATTACCTACTAGGTTGTTGATAGTTTGTTGAGATACTTTCTCAGCGTTAACATTCTCAAGCCACTTATTAATGTGCTTCGATGTTGTTTTACTGTAGAAATCTTCAGTCCTTAAATATTCCCAGTCTGCAGTCTTTGCTGCTACTGGTGTATCATAACTAAAGAAAACTTCTGAACCGTTGTTGTACTTAATCACGGTTTGATTTGCACCAATTCTTCTCAATTTCATAAGTGAAGTGAT